ACTTATATTTCGCCTGTCATAATGATTGTGCTGTATCAGCCAATGACGTTTTAGAAGTTTTCGATGATGCAGCAGGCACAACGAAATCGTATTGGCGTATATTAGCGTATATCCAAGAATTAACAGAAACCGACAAATTAACACCCTTTGGGCGAGATTATTATCTCGTCAGGCGGGAAGAAAGATAAAAACAAGTGATTATACTTTACGATATTTAAATTTTGTATAACCACACACATCACAATATTCATAAATATTAAGCCACGTATTCATAGAACTAAAACCCCCACCGTATGTTCTCATAAGAGTTAGATTAGGGTGATTACATTCATTACCTTTAATCCTAACACTTAACCAAAGAGCAATTTGTTTAAAAATGGATGGAAGCAATGACAATTCTAAATGAACCTTGTATGATGAAAATTGAGTAATGCTTTTTCCAGGTGTAATAAGTACATCAAAGTTATCCTCCTCTAAAAAAACGTCATTTCCCATCTTCATACGTTCTTCATCGGATAATAATATCAATTTAATCAAATTATTAATACAGTTATACCCATAAAAAACAAACGATGTTTCTGGTTTCGACATAATTGCACTATCGCATAGTGGATTTTTTTTATACAATCCACCAACTATTCTTTCACTTTGATTAACAAAATGAACAAACCAATCGTTATATTTAAACCGATAACTGTAACAATTTGTAGTTATAATGTCTGTTGATATACCATTATCTGAAAAGTGTTTAGAAATTAAATCATCCATGTAATCCATTGTTACTCTCCATTAATTAGCTGTCTTTTTTAAGTTTTTCTTCAATTGCGTCTTTCACATATTTTTGTTTGTCCTTTCCCGTCATAATAACCTTTGCTATTGTCACATCAGGGACATATATCATTGCCATGATATTAGTATTAGTAGTGATATTATATAAAGGGTGTGGTTAAATACTATACAAATATTTGATATAATAAAGACAACATAAAGGAATAACGATGACGCAAAACACAGTGAAAATCAAGAATAAGATTCCAAAGGTAATCACGGCGCTATCTTCCACCCAGCAAAAATCATTATTAAAATCGATTGGCTCAAGATTTGAACGGGAACTATCAGAGGGAATTACACGTGGCGACTCTTCCTGGGCGGCGTTATCAAGTGAATGGATAGAAGAAAAGGGGCACGCTAGGCCGTGGTATTATACAGGCCGAACCCAGGGCGCGATAAAATATAAACTTGATGGTAGTAAGGTATATTCAGGATGGGTAGACGGTGGAGAAGTTGCTGAGATTGCTGAATATTTAGAGTATGGGACATCACGCATTCCTGCCAGGCCATTGCTTCGACCAGTCTTTGAAGAAAATAAAAACGATGTTGTAAAGGAAGCCGTTAAATGGGTTAAAGATGCTGTTAAAAAGGGGAAAATATAATGGCACTTGAATTATTTAAAGGGGTGGATTGATTGCTCACACAAGCACAGATCAACGCCATTTTCACTAACATGACAAAAACGTTCACAGTGGATGGTAATGATTATACTGCAACCGTGACATATTCACAACAGTGGGATAATGAACTTACCAGTCCAATGATATTATTAAATTATATTTCTGATGCAATATTAAAAGAGGATTCCGTAGGGAAATCAGCTGAACGAGATACGGCATTGTTATCAGTTGATGTGTTCGCATATACCGATCATACAAACGGGGTTAGCGGTTTGAAGATATCAAGAGAGATTGCCAGGACATTATTATTATGGTTTAAGCAGTCAGCAGATGCATTGATTTTTGACAGCGGATTGAAAATATTAAATACTCAGCCAGTTATGGATATGTCCAATCTTGAAGAGAAAATTAATCGCTTCCATTTTGAAGTGTACATTTTATATAAATTTATTTAATACAATTGGTTTAAGTTATTGTTTGTGGTTCCGCCCCCCAGTTTTTACTCCCGCACAATGGACATTTCACACCACGACCATACATAAAGACAAGATAGAACAACCCAGGGATAAACAAAAACAGGCAGAATAATAAAAATATAAACCATTGAATACCTTTTGTTGGTGTTACCCATTGATTGCAGTTTGCGCAGTATTTCATTTTAGTCATCTGAAAAGCATTTCATCCATTCATCTTTTGTGATTTCAGTCCATCCTTCGGTTGCCCATTCTTGATATGAAATGGGTAAAAAGTCTGCACGAGCACCTTGTTCTGCTACTAAACATTTTCCATACATTGTTGATGTTACACAACCAATTATGGATATCTTCTGTCCAGAAGCATGTTGATAATACTTTCCTATTTCAAATATCATGTTTCTACTATCTAATTTTTCCATTTAATACTCGCATATGTCGAACCCTTCCATCTTGCAAACTGTCGAACTCTAGCCACTCACCCTCTTTGTCGTGTGTGTTTTTTACGTTTGAAACGCCGGGATATGATACCGTATATCCGTTCATATCTTCGACATCAATGTTTTTGTAGGCATCTTCGACATCGATGGTTTTCAGGACATCTTTTTTGGCTGGTTTTCTGGATTTATATCTATATTCTTTTTTAGGCATGATAATTAGTATTTTGTGTTCGGATATATAAATATTTAACCATGTGTGTTACACCATCCAATATTTCGTTAAAAACACATTTTCAGTCTCTTCAGCTTTTGCGATAAATTCATCATCGAAATCTTTAGTGAAGTCTCGTTTGCCAGGAATTCCATAGAAATATGGTATAAGACGGCTTCGGCAGTTTCCAGACCAAGTGCATTTCCCATTTCGTCGTACATACATGGTATGATTATATGGTAATGATGCACAGTATACCATACCATTATACGGTACAATACTTTTATATTGTTTGTGGTGGTTGTAAAAATTTGAATATAATAACCGAATATGATATGCTGGATGCTTTATTGTATATGTCCCATTTTTAAAATCTACGTGGTTTCCTTTTTCATAGGGGAATGTGAAGGACGGACGATATCCAGTTTTTAATATCAGTTCAGAGTAATCATCAGCCAATTGTTTTGATGATGTAGTACACTCGATAAGCGGCCTGAAATTCGCACCTTTCCAACTCTTTGTTTTATGGACGCACCCATCGCCTTTAATAGCGGCATCTAATAATATCGATAAATGATGAGCATCCAGTTGTTTTAATTCATGTGGGATATATTTTTCGTGACTTTTTCCGAGTTTACTAAGATAATACCACAATTCATAATTAATTTGCATATAGATTCTATCATTCGTTGGGCGCGGGTTTAACCCCATGTCATATCCCAACTTCAATATTTCATTAAAATGGTCTTCATTACAAGTTTTGCTTTGTGATATTACAACATTGTTTTTTTGTTTTTTGTTATTTAAATTGCCTTCTGTAATATACCACCCCATAAAACGCATGAATAGTGCGGAGTCGAAGCTATGGCGGCCCCCAAAATTTATATTATCTGGAGCTATGCCATTCCATATCCCCGTTAATGGAATCCGATCAGACACTCCAATTGATTGTGCTTCTTTAAATCTCATTACACGTCTTCCTTGGTCCATATCCCATTTTGAGTAATAAGGTATATTATGATCTAGCGTAACTAACAAATCATAACTCCGTGATTTTAAATGAATCATATCACCATTGTGATGATATTTAATTATTTCATCTGGTTTCACGTATTCAATTTCTGTTGTAAATGGATTTAAACTTAATACCTTATCATCTGTAGTTAAATTAGAGAACCTTTTAAAACCTCGGTCTGTCAAAACATCAGTTGAACTATCATAACAATTAAAGTGCCTAGGAGGCCGGCGTATATCAGGATCACCCAACGCCCAGATTGTCCCATCAAGCATTCGGCAGATTTCACTCGTTCTATTATCAATAAACGCTGAATATTCAATTCCTTCAACCACACCACTATCTACATATCTTTGTTCTGCCGCGCGGTTGAATATATCATTTGTCATTGTCCTCGCCATGCGATTGGCTGAAGTGGGATTATCATCAAAATAATCAAGTAACCCGTTTCTAATACGGTTATATGACCAGCCCTGTGTGTACCATTCTGTAAGGTCTTCTACCATCTCGTCTTTTGTATGGTCGATTATCAACGAGAGTGAATCAATGAGTGCTAATGTATACTTTGACACAAGCGGGTCTTCAACGCCTTCAAACTCGGCCGCTGTGAGCGGTATGCGGTGTCTTATCTGCCTACCGCCATCAATGTATCCTTCATTATATGTATTGGAAACTATTTTATGGATATCTTCGGTGAATTTCGATGGGAATCGTTTTAACTCTCTATTAATATCTGATTTTAAATTGTTGGATCCTGTGCGACCCATGAACTTTCGAAGTATCCGGCGTATTGCCCTGGAATTTCTCGATTCAAGTTGTTCGATTGTGAGGGTCATAAATTCAATCTATTTCAATAACCTGTAGTAAATACATACCAGGCCCACTGTTGTAAATTGTTTCATCATTGTACTCTATATACAGTTGTAGGTCATTTAATGAAACGACTGCATTCATAGCAGAAATAAAATTTGATGGCATCTTACAACTACGTCCATTATTCAATTTTATGACGTTATGATAATACAATTTACCATTAACTACAGAAAGTCTCATTGTTTTAAATGATACCACCAACGCTTGTTTATATAAACTTTTCTGTAATTTTCTTGCTTCAAATATGTTCATTGTTTATTACCACCACATGCTTTGCATACTTTTTCATGAAATGTTTCAATCATATATTCACTTCCATACTTGTTATTAAATCAGTACCTAAATCGTATACTTTTTTAGTATCTCTAAGGAATTCTTCTATTTCAGACCATTTCTGAATATTGTCTTTATTTTTTGATTGAATATATATTTTATCCATTTCATTTTGTATAAAAAGATACCTCAAATATTGCTGTGATATTCCATGTAGTTGAGTGAACTCATCATGTTTTGTTTCAATTTTATGTAATTCATTGAAATAATTATCTATTAATTTATATTCAGTATTATATGGCCAGTTATATTTTTTTGATATGATACTATACACGTCACTATAAAACCGCAAAAAGGACGGCAATGTATTTGTTTCAGAATATCCATCATCATTGGAATTTAATATTATATCTACACAGTTTGAGAATGGTTGTAATTTGTTTTGATTTATAATGATTCCGGGCAACAATACACTAGTTGAATTGTGTTTTTTAGGTTCATATTTAGGTTGTGAATGCAACCATCGCAAACTTAAAAAATCTCTCCATTTTATCATGTTCATAACCACCTATAATATATAATCAAACTGTTATCATTTCTTACGAGCTTCATTAATCCTGTCTTGTATCTCTTCCTCAGTACCAGTATGATAATTATTAAGATTATACTGTTCTGATTCAGTCAATTCAAAGCCATCTGGGAACATTTTAATGAACAAATTCATGAAATCAAACCCAACGCTGGTGTAATATGGATCTTCTTTCATCATGACACAAAATATGTGTCGAAGCTGATGCATGAATTTGACCTTATACTCTCGATGCTGAAACTTTTCATCGATATATCTTTCAAGCAATTCGTCTATACCTTTCAACCGTGGATCATCATATACAAAAGCGTTTTTATCGTATTTGTTCAATATCAACCATTCAGCCATGTTAATACTTTTAAGGATGCCTTGTTTTACAGTGGTATGAAATATTTTTCCCTTCAAAGTTGTATATGGATTGTGTGTGGAACCGCGTTCTCTGTTTGAATTATCACCGTCTTTATACTGAGTGACAACTTTATCTTTGTTCTCATTCATGAATTGAGTGATTTGGTTTACCTGGTCCAAAGACAAATGTTCAGGATGAATGCCACAATCCATGATAATATTCACAATTTTTTCAAATTTAATCTTGCCACGTTTAAATTTATCCATAGATTTTAATACATGGCGGCTGCATTTCTTTTTTTCAGCGTCTGTTTTATTGGTCATCGGTATCACCATATAAAATATTCAACCCTTTCCAAAATGCCAAAACCATAATGATGAACAGTACAAATGCTAACGATGTAGTCACATCCGATAAAATAATTGATACAATGATATATATTCCAAAGAGTATCAATGGAAGCATTAACAATACCCCAATTAGTCTATTATTCATTCAAATCACCATTTTCAGCGTCTGTTTTTTTGTCTCCAATCAGACTTGCCATAGCTCTTCTGATAATTGAATCATAACTTTCTGTTGACTTGCCATCGATATCGTGTGTCAGGCTGGCGGATTTTATTAACATTTTAGTCTGACAACTTATACGGATTGGGCATACTGGTATCATGTTTGCTTCATCACCTCACAACAGGATAGAACTTTATCAACAGGAAGTTTATATTCATCCCATTTATTCATAGTTGTAGCACTTATAGCGGCGCATTTGATATGATTAAACTTTTCACCGGGGAGTAACCACATGTGAATAGGTGTTAAATCATCTCTTGAATTGAACGCCAAACATAAGAAATAGTCTGCCAGCACATTGCGTTTGATATTAAATGTAAAATAGTCATGATTGTTGTGTCGTTTTAATATGCATAATGATTTCACATCTATTTTCATACCTTTATTACATATGAAATCATACCCTGAAAAGTTGTTCGGCATGCGGGTCACGTTTTTGAATACTTTAGATAATACTCGTTCTGCTATATGAATTCCTAAGTATTGGGAACACTGTTTGTTTTTATCCATTGGTGTTCTGCCTTCATTTCGGTGCGCACGTTCTTGTTTGGCCCTATACACGGCAGGGTATTTTTTACGTATTTCTCTCATCTGTTCTGTTTTACATGGTTTGCATATATAATGATGGTTTTTTATATCTGAGTTGAGTGAGTTTGTTTCAGTTTAATCCGTTTTGCATCGTCGGCAGGTATGCATTTTCATACACATTATGATGCTCTACGAGGATATATAATCTGCGGTTGGTATGTGCATTTGCATATTTAATTATAAATACATTGATAGATATAAACTAATAAACGAATTTAAATATTTTATATAGAATAACTAGAGGTATTAAAATATGACAGCCACGCATTTCACGGGTTCCGATGGTGCCATCACAGTAGGTAGTGATGCCGTCACTGTAGTTGATTTTTCAATTGACATAGACCGTTCTGTAATAGCATCCGGACGCGTTGGAAAAGTATCTGATAAGAAATACCCTGGCAAACTGAATATAACAGGTGCAATATCACAGGTGTTAGTGACTCCGGAGCTGCTTTCATATGTTCTGGGAGATAGCAATTCATTAACTACCAGTACACTTGAAGAACTGTTGGGAGCAACAGACGTTTCAGCCAATGCTTGGTCTGAAGTTGCTATTACAACAGACCCAGCCGCCGCCACATCACTGAAAGTAACCTTAACGGCTGGTGATGCGTCAGCTAACGCTGGCAGCATTGTGGTGAGAGGCACGAACTCTTCAGGGTCAATAATTACTGAAGTGATTGATTTTGATGCAATGGATTATGGTGACCCTGCACAAGTGAAATATGGTTCTGTTGTGTTTGCAACGAGTGATTATGTTGATGTTTCTGCAAATCTACAGCCGACACCTTCATCAATATCAAATACTCTGAAAATCGAGGGTATTACTGGAACTAAAACAATGGTTCCCGGCGATGCTACACTATTCAATATCGTTGGCAAGGTCGAAGATGCAGATAGCAATTATGCACAAATCACAGCAAACAACTGTTTCTTCTCTGCTGGAAATTTCCCGATTGGGGATTCAGATACTCTTGTTGAGTGTAATCTACCGTTTGTCATTCAAGACCCCGACGAAGACTTAACGCTGGTATGGACTTCAACTTGAGGTGATGAATTGACTACAAAAAAAGCGATTAACTATGAGGTTTCACTTCCCTCATTCCGGGACGGTATATCATTTACCGTCCATCCCCTCAATTTTGGCGGAATAAAAGAACTGTTGAAAGCAGAAAAGGAAGGGCCTGCTGAAATGGTTTCCGCTATGCTTCATGGGACATTGAAAAGAGAATTCCCGAATATAGAAATGACTGAAATCGACAAACTTGAACAGTCGGATTTCACGACATTACTAAAATTGGTAACTTCTGCAAACGAGGAACTAAACAACATGGATTTTACCACCCCGACCAACACGAAGAGCTTACAGCAGCCTTAGCATATCATTATCATTATCGTATTGATTATATCGATACGTTAGAGATACATGAAGTGAATTTGTTGGTCCGGTATATCACCACCGCAATGTCGGGAAAACAGCATAAAGATGATAATAAACCCACTGAAAAAACCCTTGAAAATAAATTAAAATTAATGGACTCGTTGAGGAATGATTCAAAATGACAACAGCCGCCGAAATGCAGATTGTTGTCGAATTGAAAGACAAAGCATCAGCAAGTTTAAGAAACGTTAATTCCTCTTTTTCTAATACTGCTAGAGGCATCACAACCGGTATCGGCAAGATGGTTGTCGGATTTGGTATACTATTAGGTGCAGCGGCGATTGGTGGTTTGATAGTTGGTGTCACCAAATCCGTCTCCGTTTTCAAAGACTTTGAATCTGCAATAGCGAACGCTGCATCAGTAACCGGTGCAACTGGAGAAGTATTCGAAGCTACTAAGAAAAATATAGAAGATGTATCAAAAGAATTAGGTGAAACGACGGTTTTCAGTGCATCTGAAGCGGCATCTGCATTTTATGATTTGGCATCAGCTGGTTATGATGTCGCTAATATGACTAAAAACGACTTAAAACCAATTTTAGATTTAGCCGCAGCAACACAAAATAATTTAACGAATACTACAGAAGTCGTAACCTCCACACTGGGACAATTTGGATTAGGAATTGCTGATAGTTCCAGAATAGCAGACGTGTTTGCTCAAACAATTGGTTCTTCGAAAGCTACTATTGACAAATTAGCCATATCATTAAGTTATGTTGGTCCTGTTGCAAATGCAATGGGGATGGGGATTGAAGACGTTAATGCGATATTAGGTCAATTATATAATGCCGGTTATGATGGTTCAAGGGCAGGGACTGCATTAAGAAAAGCATTTTCGGATTTATTAAATCCTACTTCAAAAACTAAAGACATACTAGCAGAACTTGGAATAACATTATCAGAAGTGAATCCTGAAACAAACGATTTTGCAGACATATTAGATACCTTAACAGCTGCTGGGCTTACAACTAATCAAGCCATGGCATTGTTTGGGGCAGAGGCTGCTCCTGCCATGATGGCATTATTGGGAACAACTGACGGCATACGAGAGTTGGAAGATGCGTTGTATGATGCTGGTGGCACTGCTGAAACAATGGCTACACAGCAGTTAGACACGTTTAATGGTGCATTGGCATTAATGAAATCTGCACTCGAAGGAGCTGCAATAACGATAGGTGAAAGGGTCGCGCCGGTCTTGAGAATATTAGTAGAAAAATTTACTTTATTAATACCAGTAATCATGAGTTTTGTTGATAGTATAATAACAGGACTCACCCCCGCATTTAATTATATAAGCGGAATCGTGTCAAATCACGTCATTCCAGCATTATCTCGAATAAAAGACGTGATTATGGACAATATTGTACCTGCAATTTCAACTGTTGCTGGTTATATCAAAGATGTTCTCATCGCTGCCTTTGAAAAAATAAGTGATATAATTTCAACGTATGTAATGCCTGCATTAAATACTGTGTCTGCATTTTTAATATCAACCGTAGTTCCTGCAATTTTAACAGTTGCTGATTATATCAAAGATAAGCTCATCGTCACATTTGAAATATTAAGTAATATAATTTCAACGTACGTAATGCCAGTATTAAACACCGTGTCTACATTTTTAATTTCCACTGTATTATCAGCGTTTAATACTGTATCCGAGTTTTTAAGTTCCACTGTAATTCCTGCGATTTTGACAGTTGCAGACTATATCAAAGACAGGCTAATAATCGAGTTCGAAATATTAAGTGATATAATTTCAACGTATGTAATACCAGCATTAAATATTTTATCAACATTTATAGTTACCAAAGTTATCCCTGCAATTTTAACCATTGCGGGCTATATAATAGACAATCTATTAGTAGCATTTGAAAAAATAAGTGATATTATAACAGTTTATGTTATTCCAGCGATTTCATCGTTAGGGGAATACTTTACTAATAAAATACTTCCGATATTGAAAGAATTTGC